AAAGTGCTATCGGAATGGGAGGAACTGCAAAAGTCTCCCTTGAAGTCATTAAGTAAAAATATATAATTTTATTAGTGACTTGAATGGAAATCTACAAGTTCCCTCATTTTGGGGGAACTTTTTAACATTGAGGTTAATAATGTCTCCGAAACTAGAAGAAATGGAAAGGTTTTCTAAGAAAATTATAGAATTAGTTGAAAAGGATAATATTGGATATATAGATGCCATTACTGAATATTGTCAGGATGTTGGCTTGGAAATGGAAGTTGCTGCAAAACTGATTACTCCATTTATAATTTCCAAAGTAACGGAAGAAGCCATGACCAACAATTTAATAGAAAAAATTCCAGTATTACCAATTTAATTATGTCAGCAATTGATGCGTATAAATTATACAATTCTTTGAAATTACATTTCAATACAGAACAATACGATTACTTTAAATATTCCGGTAAAACAAAATCAAGATTTATACCAAATAACCAAATCCACGCTTTTGAAAAATTATATAAAAAATATAATTCAGATCTCCAATCTTTTTATATTGCTAATCTTCTTGATAATCCAAAAGCCTATATATTTGACTTATTATCAGAAGAAGCAAATGAAAGATATATGTCTTTCTTGAAGAAAAATGAATCCTTGACTTATTTATTTAAACAAGATATAATAAATCTTTTAGATCGAAATGAAGATTTCAATTCAATTTTTATTCCTTCGAAAGATTGTCCGATATTAATGAAAGAAGTCTTAAAAGAAAAGACTAATTTAGAAACATTATTAATACTTAATTCTATACTAAGATTTTTTCCTAATTGGAATAAGAATATGAAGGATAATATAATATGGGATCAATTTAAATTGAAATGTATTAAATATTTCCCATTTATGAAATTTGATAAAGATAAAATGAAAACTATTTTAAAAACGGAGGTAAAAAAATTGAGCTAAATAAACTATATTATGTGTTTTTGGACAAGTTGTTAATACGTTGCTAATATATTGTTATACGAGGTAAATAAAAATGTCATCATTTTCAAATCTAAAACGTTCCAGTGGCTCTTCTCTCGAAAAGCTATCAAAAGCTGTCGAAGCTATGAGTTCTTCTAATTATTCCAATGACGATGATAAGTATTGGAAGTGTGAACTGGATAAGTCATCTAATGGATATGCAATTATCCGATTCCTTCCTGCCCCTCCGAAAGATGGAGACGATGGTCTTCCTTGGGTTAAGTATTACGATCATGGATTTCAAGGCCAAGGTGGTTGGTATATCGAAAAGTCTCTGACTTCAATTGGTCAAGATGATCCTATGAGTCAATATAACACAGAACTTTGGAATTCTGGTATTGAAGCTAACAAGGAACAAGCTAGGAAGCAAAAGCGAAGACTACACTATGTTTCCAACATTTATGTTGTTAAAGATCCAAAGCATCCAGAAAACGAAGGAAAGGTATTTCTATTCAAGTTTGGTAAGAAGATTTTCGAAAAGATCACCCAAGCTATGAATCCTCAATTTGAGGATGATAAGGCTATTGATCCTTTTGATTTTTGGAATGGAGCTAATTTTAAGCTAAAGATTCGTAAGGTTGATGGTTATCAGAATTATGATCTATCAGAATTTGATTCTCCCGCTCCACTCTTTGATGACGATGATAAGATGGAAGAACTTTGGAATACAGAACATTCTCTCAAGGAACTACTAGAACCAAAGAATTTTAAAACTTATGCTGAACTAAAGGCTAAGTTGGATCGTGTCCTCGGAATCACTTCTGCATCAGTTCCTCGTTCTTCTACAGTTGAAGCTGTTAAGGCTCAACGCATTGAAGATAAGGAAAAGGAAGTTGAATCTGCTTTCGTGGATACTCTAGAGGAAGATTCCGATCTGGATTATTTCTCCGCTCTACTAAACGAAGATTAAAATAATTGGGGGGCTTAAGCCCCCCTTTTTTATACTATTCTTATTACTGAATATTGAGCTTTTTGTAGAATCGATTCTTCATTCCTAACACCCATCTGAATACCCATAGCTCCGGAACTCGATCCCGCTCTTTGATCACCAGATTTAAATCCGGGAGAACCACCACCAGAACCTCCACCTCCACCACCAGCATTTCCTATGGCAGTAGAAGAACCACCACTACTGGAAGCAGATTCTCCACCACCAGAACTACCAGATCCCATCATAGACGAGAATGAGGACTGTAACCCATCTAATGCTCCCCCCATCATAGAACTTCCTTCACTCATTAAAGAAGATGTTCCCAAAGCACTACCAATGCCAGAAACTCCCAAAGATTCTAACATTCCTCCAGAAGAATCTCCGTGTTGTTGCTTCATGGATGCTACATCATCCCCCGCTCCTTTTGAAGCAATTCCATCACCCATTCCAAATAAACTTCCAATACCACCAAAAATAGCACCACCTAAATCTTTTCCAATTTTTCCCAATCCAGAAAGTCCTTCTCCTATATCCCCCATACTTCTTGGTTGAATTGGGGTGGATGTTCCACCACTCCCAGCACCAGTTTTCGGATCGAATGTTTCTCCACGGGCTTGTCTTTTTAAATATTCATCTTTGCCCATTCCACCCATAGTTGGGAATCCTTCTTCTCTTTGAATTCCTAAATTTTTCATCATCATTTCATCTAAAGAACCGCCATTACCACCTTCTCTTCCGGGATATTGACCAGTTCCTTCTTTTGAAACTGTTGGATTAAATCCACCACCAAATCCTGTAACACCAAGACTTCCTAGAATTCCACCAACTCCTCCAGTCGATCCTAATGCTCCACCAAGCAATCCACTAACAGCATCTCCGATTCCACCACCACTAGAAATACTATTAAATAAACCACTCAATGCTCCACCACCAGCACTTCCTATAAGTCCACCCATAGGACCACCAAAAGTATTTCCAAGCAATCCTCCCATACCACCAAGGTTTCCGCCACCATTCATCATTCCGCTAAGATTTCCTAATAGTCCTCCAACTTGACCTATAGTTTTAGCTGTTCCACCAAATCCTGTGACACCAAGACCTCCTAACATTCCACCAATATTACCCATGCTACCCAGCATTCCAGGAATGCCAAATACATCTTCTCTTCTGTTGGGCATTCCACTACCATCGACACCACTTCTTCCTGGATAATTTCCTCCAAAACCTCTTAGAACACTTCCTAATCCACCAAGCATTCCACCACCCATCATACCACCAACTCCACTAAGAACTCTTCCTAATCCACCTAAAGTACCAGAAGCACCGTTGCCAATTCCTCCCATTCCTGGAAATCCTGGAATTCCAAACCCGAAACCATCTTCTCTTCTATTTGGCATTCCGCTACCATCAACTCCGCTTCTTCCCGGATAATTTCCTCCAAACCCTCCCATGCCACCAAATGTTCCCCTTCCCATTCCAAGCATTCCATTTACAGAATTTATAATGCTTCTAGGATCACCACCTTTCATTCCAGCAATTCCAGACATAATACTAGAAATACCACCAGACATTGTTCCAGCAGTAGAGAATATATTACCAAAAGAACCAAATGGATTATTTCCTTGTTGAGTCTGTGATCCAAAATTTTCCGAAACTAATGAAGAACTCATATCTGCTTGTACATTATTTTCCGGAGCAGCAGTTGGTTGTTCGGTTGAAGTTTCATCTTCTTTAGATGCTGTCGGTGTCTCTTCTTTTTCATCACCCTTTTCAGCCATATCTCCTGTATTAGAAGCAATAGTTGATAAAAGATTCGTCATTCTCTCGAAATCCGGAGCATATGCTTTTCCTTTTTCTTCTCCACCACCAAGTTCTGCAACTTTTTCATCGAATTTTGGTAATAGATTTTCTCCACCCATACCGCCACCAAGTCCACCTAAAATGGTTGCAAGACCACCAAATCCTGTCATTCCTTCAGAATCAGCTTCTGCTCCTAATTTTGCAAATGCTGCATCTAGAGCAGTTCCACCACTAGGAGTTGCTTCTTTTGATGCAGAAACGGGTTCTCTTATAACTGGTTCGTTGGTTTCCTCTTGTTCAGATTCCTCTTCTCCATATCTTCCTCCTTCTGGAAGTTGTTTTTCTAGTTTTGCGTAAGTTGATGATTCTCCTTCTTTTGTAAATTTAGAATATTTTTCTGCAGCTTCTTTATTTGCAAAATTTACGTGAATGTGTCCACCAGTAGAATGTTTTGATGGATTTTTATATTCATTTATTATTTTAAAATCTTCTTCTGATAATCCAGAACCAATCAATTGTTGTTTAACGAAATTGGAAGCTTCGCTAGAATATTTTGCGTCTTTTAAAGAAAAGTCCAATCCTAATCCTTTTGTATGTTTTGATTTTGGATTGGCTTTTCCATGATATTCATCATTAAATGCGCTAAACCTATTAAGTCCTCCGGGAAGATCTTTTTCTTGGGCTTGAATGACTCGTGCAAGGTTTATTGTACCTTCTTCAGTTTCTCCTCCTTTAAATGCTTGACCGTCTAATCCCCCCTTCACTCTTAATTCCGAAGTTTTTACCATATTTTTTGAAGTTTCGTCGTTATCTTCTATGCCTGTCCACTTTTTGAGTTTGTCTATTCCTTTATCGACTAAAGATGGTTCTTCCTTTTTTGGAATTCCAGCAATAGAAGCATGTTCTCTATAGCCTTTTTTCCAAAAGTTTAAAAATTCTTCTGCTCCAAGAGCTTTTCTTCCAGGAACATTGCTTTTAATGTTTCTTTGTAATGTTCCTGGCAATTGAGAAAAACTTCTCCCTTCTTTTGCATATTTTACTAAATCTATTGCCCCTTGTGGTCCTTGTTGATGAGCAATATATAACATTTCTGGAGTTGCTTCTATCCCAGCCTTCTCTAATATTTTTTTATTATCTAAAGATAATCGAGCAGCAGCCATTGCATTTGCTCTTGGATCGAATTCTTTTCCTCTAAGTCCATATGATTTTGCAGTACTTGGTATGAATTGATATAATCCAGCAGCTTTTGATCCCTTATTAAATGCAGTAGGATTTCCTTTTGACTCTATGTGTGCCATAGTTCTCAAATAGTTTTCATCTAATCCAGATTTTTCCGCAGTTTCTTTAATTATAGAAGCGATTTCCGGCTTGAATGAGAACTTTCCTTGTTTTGTGCCATATTCAACATCATCCCATCTTTTTATTGTCCCGCTCCCCGGTTTTCCCGGTTCTCCCAGCATTGGACCAGTTCTTGGACCATCACTAGGTTCTCGTTGAAATATTTTAGGAATTTTTCCACTACCATCATCAGTTCCTCCCGGAGCATTAGGAAAAAATCCTCCCAATCCCGGAGAAATACTAGTTGATCCTAGCTTTTCAGCAGCCCAACTCAAAGCAGAAGAAACTGCTTTAAATCCAGCAACGGCAGCAACCAACGTTGCAATTGCTGGAGCAAACCCTCCAATAGCAGTAATCAATCCACCCATTTTTGGAATAAACGATCCGAATGCTCCAACCAACCCACCAATGGTGGACATAAAAGAACTATCTTCTCTTTTACCTTCTCTTACGGCAGTAACTACTTGTTTTTGCGAATCTACCATTTGTTTCTGGAAGTCTTGTGGTTTGACCTGCAACTCCATTTGTCTTTCTTGATCTTCTTTTCTATTGAAGTTCAATTGTTGCATCAATACATCATAGATTCTATCTAGAGAATTAATAACTTTCTCTTGATTTACTATTTCCGTTTGGGTATTTTGCTGCGTTGTAGCAGGAGCGGCATTTACATTAACAACAATTGATCGACTTTCACCACCTCCCTCTTTTCCACCAACCGCAGACATAGCTGCTGGTAAATTAGCATTTGAAGTTTTTAATTGTCCTATCAATTGAGCAATTGATGTTCCTGTATCTGCCATTGTAGTTTCCTATCTTTGTAATTTACTTAATCTTTCGTTTTCTTCCGCTATGTAATTTTCTAATTGGGAGACATAAACGGCTCTCTCCCAAGGAAGCATGTCTTCTAATTCACTTAGACTATACTTGTGATGCTGTATTAATATAAAGTTGGTTTTATAATAATTCTGCAAATTATCATGGCAAAAGATCATTCGAAAAAATTTTCGAGTCCCTCGATTTTGATGGTATGATCAAAACCACATTTGGAACATTTAACATTTAATACCTTTTGAAGTTTAGGCATCTGTTCAAAGAATTTTTGAATTTTATTAAACTGATCCACATTTAGAGATTCGATAAAATCATTAAGTTCTTCTTTCTTGGTTTCTTTTGCATAATAGAACTGATCATCATCATAGATATAATCGATACAAGAAATAACAACATCAAAAACTGCTTTGGCAACGGAACTAGTATTTCTCATTTTTTCTAAAGTAGAATAATCTGGGAATTTCATTTTTACACCAACATTAGCAGTCAATGGAATGACATCTTTATATTCTTCGGAATCCAATTTGATATCCAACAAATTATAAGTTAAATCTAATCTATTTTTACAAACTTCTCCTGTTTCTTCATCAATTGTATTCTCGCAGCGATATTTCAAATCTACCTGTTCACCAACCGATCTTGCTCTCAGATTGATAAAAAAGAATTCAATATCAACTGCCGCCAAGGAATCAACATCAATTTCCGTGATACAACAATTTTTAATAATTTGTTTAATATTTTCATTAATGAAATCTGGTTTATCAGATTCCAAAGCCAATAATAAAATCTTTTGTTCTTTTACTGTAAATGGTCTAAACTTTACTTTTGTTTTAGATAAAGGCAATACTAAATCATAAACTGGTAAATTAATTTTTGGTAAACTCATATCATTTCCTTTTATATAAAAAAATTATTTATTATGCAAATCAAATTTAAAATAATCCCAATGGATTTTGTATACCACTTCCAGGACTCAATACAACTGGTTTTGGATATTGATATGGAGGATTTTGTGCTTTTAATTCCGTTTCCAGATCTTTAAATGCTTGAGTAACTTCTGGTGGAGTTTTAATCCAATCAGAAAATTCAACTGTTTTTGTTTGTCCTTCTTGATTTGTATAATTTACACTATATTTAACTTCCATTAGATTTTCCTTTTGTATGACTGCTTTCGATGGAGCGGGTGGAATCTCTGGAATTTTTGTATTATTTTTCAAAGCATCCATTATCTCATATGAAATTGTAGGAGTTTTTATTTCCGACTGCACAGATTTCGATTTACTAACTCCATTATATGTAAATGTCACGTTAGTAGTTAAAATTTGAGTAGCAGGAGGCTTTATCTCTGGTGGCTTTTCTGGTGGTGGTGCTACTGGTCTAAATCCAGAATCATCAGCTATCTCTGGAGGCTTTTCTGGTGGTGGTGCTACTGGTCTAAATCCAGAATCATCAGCTATCTCTGGTGGCTTTTCTGGTGGTG